GTCACCGTCATAGAAACCACCTTCGTTAGAATAGTCTGTTCCTTCACGGTTAACTCCAGCTCTATATGTTAATTTTTGTAATGGCATTATTTACCTTCAAAGAGTGCTTTTTCATCTAATCTACGGATTTGTAAACCTCGTAGTATTTTACCACCTGCACGACAATACTTCACTAACGATTCCATAGCCGCCTTTTTATCGCCCCTAAGCAACGCTTGACGGAGTGTTGATCTTTGAAAGCATCCAAGGCCCAAATTGAAGCAAAAACTAATAATAGCGTCAAATTCATGTTGTCTAAGAGGCACGTTAGGTAGCATCTTATGTACTCCAAGCTCGAAGCGTCTGAGATCTGATTTAAGAATTCCATCTATTTCAGCTTCCGTAAAAGTTCTGTTCCAAGATTCAGGCAATGATTTGCCATCCCCGATAAGATGACCAACACCCACAGTATACAGGTTTGCAGGGCAACGGTAGGGACGATTACGCACACCTTCATGATGTTTAATAAGTTTGATAGCACGTTCTGATACCTTCACTTATTTCTTTTCCCAAGTTCTTGAACCAAAGTAGAAACCAATAATTGATGCTACGATAGCCATTTCATCTGTTGAAAATACTTCTTGTGAAGCTACAATAAAGTCAACGCCAGAATACATAGCCCACGCTAATGATACAAAATTAATAAGCACTAGTTCACCTACAAAGATAAATGCTACTACAGGTCTTACCATAGCATTCCAATTCTTAACTGTTTGAGAACCACCTTCTACTAATTTCTTATCGTGGTCATATAAAGCTACACGTTCTTGAGCGTACGTTTCTGCATATGTACCTTCTAGTTCTATAGCTGCTATTTTTTCTTGAGCTACAAAACCCTTTTCTGCCATAAGTAATGCTTGGGCATTTTGTAATTGAGCCATTTCACGCTCATGCTTTTGATCGCCACGTTGTTGAAAGAAACCTAAAATGTTTGGTAGCCCCGCAGTAGCGAAGCCGAGAATAGAGGAGAGGATGGATAGCATATTTAATTTCCTAGTGGGTTGGTGACGGCCTTTTTAAGGGCTTTCATATCTTCTTTTACATTAGCTACAGTGTCAGTTATCTTGTCTTGAGACGATCTAGCTACACTGCTTGCTTCAATTGCTTTACCATAAGCTTCATTAGCCTTTTCTAAAGCACGATTATTAGACATCATTACATCTACTAATTGACGCTCAGTAGATTTAGATCTATCTTCTAATACAGTAATGCGTGTTTCCACATTACTCATTTTCTTTACTTCGTCAATCGTACTCTGCAAGTCGTTGAAGAGGGTTATTCCGTAATAGATTGGCCCACCGATTGCGGTTAATAGAATCGAACCGATCACCAACATTTGTTTCGGAGAGAAGTGAGAGAGTAAACTCTTGAATTCGTCCATATTCATTTTCCTGTTCTAATTTAATATATTCTTCTATTTGTTGCTGTTGCATATTATATCCAGCATTAATAAGCTGCATACTCATTACTATGCCAAATCCTGGCACAATTTCTCTACCTTTAGGAAGTGATGTTTCCTTTGATGAGTCTTTCTTCTCCGCTGAGCTGGATGCTGATGAGGTCGTTGTCAAGCTGGTTGATACCGCCCCTGTAGCCGATGTCATCGTAGTACCTTGTACGTCTTTTGATATTGTAGGTACAGTAGCAGTTAGGTCTTGTACCGTTACAGTTTCCACAGATATTGCTGGTGCGATCTGTTGATTCAGCACACTGGTTGGATTCATTGGACTTATCGGACTGATTGGAGATGTTGGATTGTTTACATTCGTTGCCATCATCTTGCAAGTATTGTATATTTCCGACCAAGTTGTCCAAGTTGGAGATCCATACGGATCCGAGCAAATTGAATTCCTTTGCTCTTGAGATAATCCTTCGAATCCAGCTTGGCATGTTAACGTCCTTGTTTCAGTAGATTCAATGCACGTTGGAGGATCTGGCGTGCAGTTGTTAGAAGTTGTTGTCCAACCTGTCCAAGTTTGTGCAGTACAGTCATAAGACCTACTTTGATTAATAGCACCTGATTGGTTAACTGGGCAAGATAAGGTTTGATACTCAACTTGAGCTGTGCAAACTGGAACTTGATATACGCTACAATAAGGGTCATTCGGTCTATACCAAGTGCAATAATGTTGTTGCAATGCAATCTGAGTGTCAATACCATTACACTGCATTGATCCTTCAAGATACCAACCTTCTGCTGTATTTGCGAAAGAACATGACCAAGCATATGCATTATTCCTTAGTATTAGAAGAAGTAGGAAGAGTGTAATTCTGGCCATATAATTTTTTAAACCTCTCAGGATTTGTTTCATACCAAGCTTTCTTAGCAGCAGCACCTACAGATCCGCCCATAGGGCAAGGACTGCCGCTCATTTCCATAGCATCCCATACTTTAGGATCTTGACATAAGACTGACACAGCAGCTACTTTAAGACCTAAGTCATTTAATGTTTTAGCTAACTTAATCTTAACGCAGTTCTCATCAAGTAAAACAGTACCACCTGATAAAGATATAAAACCTAGATTACCTGCTGCACTAATAGGCACCGCACAAACATCTTGTGAGAAAGCTGACATACTAGGTGCCATAGCACTAGGCACTGGCATACCTTTTTGATTGATAGTTGTTGTTTCAGCGTGAGCATTATGAACACACCAAATTAAACAAAGAGTTAATAAAAGTCCAATTAAAATTTTCATGTTAAATTCCTAGTAACTAAATGATACTAATCCAGGTCCTCCAGCAGCACCAGGTATTTCAACATCATTAGGATTAAATCCAGAAGATGATCCTCCACCACCGCCACCACCAATGCCACCAACGCCTCCTGCTGTTGCAAAGATACCAGCGGTACCTCCAGATCCTACTGATGATGCTCCGCCAGTACCTCCAGTTGAATATCCAGATCCGTTAGCAGGTGTACCTGCATTACCAGCAACTCCATTTGATGTTGAACCAGATCCACCAGCACCACCAGCCCCGCCTAAATTTCCATCTCCAGTACCGCCACCGCCACCTGAACCACCGCTTGCTGATATTAATGTTGTAGCGCCTCGTGATACGCTAGATAGTCCACCTGTGCCACCTGGACCACCTGTACGTCCACTACCACTACCTCCAGCAGCACCCGCTGCTCCCACTGTAATTGATAATGTTTCACCTGGAGTAACAGCTATAGTAGATAATGAAGTACCACCGCCACCGCCACCACCTCCACCACCACCGACAGATGCACCTTCTCTACCTGATGAAGGCCATCCTCCACCACCGCCTCCTCCAACAGTTCTCATAGATATAGAAGTAACCCCCGCAGGTACAGAAAACGAATAGGTTCCTGCAGAAGAATAAGTAATAACGTTGGCATTGCTGGGTGTAATAGATACAAACCCAGATCCACCATTACCAGCATATGATCCGTGATTAGATCCTTTAGTGTAATTAATATTAGCGCCTGTAGCCCCTGCACCTACAGTAACAGTAATAGTTTGGCCTGGAGTAACTGCAAATACTGCAATTCCTGTACCACCACCTGAACCACCATAATTTTGAGGTCCGTCAAATTGAAACCCTGCACCACCACCAGCACCAAAAGTAGGTGTAGAAGGTTTAGAAAAGTCTCCACCTTGTGAAGAGCCTGATCCATAATATGAACTGCCACCTGTACCACCAGATTTACTGCCACCTGTTTGGTTTAATGTAGTTGATGATGCACCCGATATAGATACTGTTCCGCCTGAACCACCTGAAGAACCTCCGCCACCGCCATTAGCTGTTAGTGACCAGCCAGCCCTAGAAACTGTTGTTGTTCCTCCAGCGGCTCCATTTTGTTGATACCATGAACCCCCATCAAAATAAGATACTTGACCTGCACCGCCACCGCCTGTAGCAGAAATACTTAATGAAGTTACTGTAGCAGGCACTGTATAAGTATATGTTCCCGCAGCATTATATGTAGTAGGTCCTATTGAGTCTGGATAGAATTGTTTACCAATACCACCTTGAGTAATTAAAGCAGCTATAGGAGAAGACCAAACTCCACCTGTTTTAGTCCATAAGCGTTGTACTTGTTTCCAAACGCCACCTTCTTTTACATAAAGTTTTGGCATTATGTAACTTGATACCAAATATCTCCGTCATTACCACCAGACGGGGTTGCAGTTGAAATGGTTTTAGCTCCTGTTGAGTTGCTTCCTACAAAATAGTTATATGCAGTTCCTGTACCAGAACCTACTCCAGTAGCTACGAATGTTATACCTACAGTATTAGCCGAAGCGCCAATAGATGTAAATGAAGTTGTTCCTAAAGAAAGAATAGTATAAACACTACCAACAACAAAACTGCCTGCAGTTATTGTAGAGCCATATAATGAAGTGCCAGCAATAGTGCCACCAGTAATTGCAACAGCATTTGCATTTTGTTGTGACAGTGTGCCTAATGTACCTGTAGCAGTACTAATAGCTGATGTTACAAAGTTTGTAGTTGCAATATTTACTGAATTGTCTCCAGCAGCTGGTGTTGTTGCAATCGCACTTGCTGCACCAGTTAGTATTGTTCCAGCCCCTACAAGTTGAGATGTATTAACTGTGTATGTACCAACACCACCAGAGCCAGTGCCAAAACCAGTAACAATAGTTCCAGATGTGACGCCAGTACCAGTAACTCTTTGGCCTATAAATATAGTGCCACTTGCTACCGCTGTGACGTTAAGAATTGTACCTGCTACACCAGAACCATTACTAATACCACCAGTATATGAAGAAGCAGTATAAGCACCTAATACCCCAGCAGCTAAGAAGTTTCCTGTATTAACTTGAGCTCCAGTAACAGATAAATTACCATTAACTGTAAAGTTACCAGCAGATCCTGTTTGAGCTGAATAGAATCCAGTACCTGTACCAGACTCATTAGTTGCATCACAATACACTTGAGCTGTTACACCTGCTGGAATAGATACTGATATAGCGCCACCAGAAGCTGACATTGTTACTGTTTGTCCAGTTCCATTCTTAATAATATAAAATTTGTTTTGCAATGGAGCTGTAATTGTAACTGTAGATGCTGGAGTTCCTGTAAATAACAATACAGCATTTCTAGCTTCATTTGTAGTGCCGTTAAAATTAGTAAGTGTGTAAGTTGTAATTCCAGTAAGGTCAATACCATCAACACCTGTAAGAGCCTGCTCTACTAGATTTAAATTATTATTGGTAGTTGCTCCCCAGGTACCAGCCTGTTCGCCATCTCCAATGAGGGTAAACTTTAACGAGGTTGAATAGGTTGATGCCATAATATGTCCTTATTGATTATTGTCTATCACAACCCATGAATTAGGTTGAGTATTATTTACTTCGGTCCAAGATACTGAATTATCGTTGTTTATTGCTGCCCATGTAACGGCTTGATCATCGTTTATTTTAAACCATCCACGAGGGAATTGGGAGTCTAATAGTAATAATGTTTCAATAATAGAGGCCTGGAATTGAGCTGCTACGCTAGGAGTATCAGCCAAATTAGAGTTTTCTGTTAATGATACATTAAAGTTTGTTATAACTGTATTTGCATCATCAGCGTTTAGGTTCTCTATAATGCTAAATGTAAAGACAGAGATAATAGTCGTTATATCCGCCATAGTCATGTCTTCTGTGTCACTGACTACAAAGTTAGCTAATATACTTGCCGCATCAGCCATTGTTATATTTTCAGTCACACTTTGTGAAAACTGAGCTGTGATACTTGGTGTATCAGCAAGATCACTGTTTTCATTCAAACTCACTAAATACTGTGCAGCGATAGAAACAATATCATCCATCGTAAATGGTTCAACACGCTCTTGTAACGCTGCAAAATAAACATCTCTTACATCGTCCATCACAACGTCTTCTGTAATATTTGATGCAAACTGAGCTTCTATAGCTGGTGTATCGTTTAAAACTGAATCTTCTGTAATGCTTGATGCAAACTGAGCTGTAACAGCATTAGCATCGTTCATTGCTACAAACTCATTAATAAGTCCGAAGAAATCACCTGTTGTAGCATCAATATCATCCATCACAACATTTTCAAAGACGGCTTCATTAAATACAAAGACTTGGCTACTTGTGTCAGCCATAATAATATCTTCAGTTAAAGATAGTACGAACGAATTGCCGCCTAGTCCAGCAAATGTAGGTTGAGCAAAAGCAGCGTATCCAAACATTATTCGTCCGCAGGTTCTGGCGTGTTGCCAGCCTCAAGCCATTTTAGGTAGGCTTGGTAGTCTGTGTTAGCTGGGTCAAATGGGATACCTGCATTATCAGATAATCTAGTAACTGCTACTTCTACGCCTTTAATATTTTTATGTATTTTATATTGTTCCATTTTATAACTCCGCACTTACTGCAAGAAAATCATTAGTTGATGCTTGAAAAGCTATTCCATAATAAACATTAGACACTATGCCGCTTGCAACGTTTACTTCAAATGGTATAGATGCTGGATATGGGACAACGGTTACTGTTTGTACTGGATAAATATTTGTTACGTTAGCAGTTACATTAGTATCTGGACTTCTTAGAGCTATTGAATTAAATGTAAATGTAGGGTTTGCTCTTAATGGAACTGGAACTACAAATGTTCCAAAAGCTCTAGTAGTGTTAAAAGCTCCTACTATTACTACATTATATTCAACACCAGCAACATTATTTCTAACTACATAATAATACCTCTGACACAATGCCAACTCAGTACTATAAGGTAACCACTCAAACGGTGTTGCTGTTGTGTTTCGTTCTAGTTGAACGCCTGTGATGTAGAAGGTAGCTCCGTTAGTGCCTACAACTGAAACTGCACCTGTGGCTGAACGAAAACCAGAAGCAGCCCAAGCTCCTGCTGTACCTGAGTAAACAGTACCCATGCCAAGACCCAACCATAACCATAAGCCGTTACCGTTAGTTGTAAGCCAAGTTCCAGTTGTGTCACCAGGAATTGTGACTGTCTTATATTGCCAGGTATTAGCAGAACTAATTGTATACGTAAATGGGTATGATCTGTCAACAGCACCGTTTGATACAGCTCCGCCAAATGTACCTGTTAAAGAACTTCTTACCCAAAATGATAATGTAATAGTTGCAGCGCTTGCAGTCCCCCACCCTAAATCGGCAACATTAAAACCTTCAATACGCTGATTTAAAGTAAAACTATCAAACCCTGACACGGAAACTGCACTTATTACGGTTACACCAAGATAGTTTCTAAAATTAGCTGGTGGTGTTACTGAACCTGCATTTTGTTGTACCTTATAGACACCGCCTGTACTAGTGTTTGTGTTCCATCTATCTAAGCAATAAGTATTATTAACCGCTGTAATTTCAGCACCAGCATTTCTCTGATCAATCACCATATCCCCATTTATAATACGATTCTTTAACCCAAAAGGTGACGCTGCAGCTCCTTGTAGAGATGAGTCGTTAAAGGTTACTCCCGTGGTGCCGTCTACTATTAAGCTCATTTAAGCTGGTCCTCTGTTGGTTTTTCTAGTGTTGGATGTTCCCATTTAGCGATGTAATCGCCCTTACCATCTGAATCGTTTTGTAGAGTAATGACTGTTAAGAAATCATTATCAGTTAATTGTGGATATATTGATATAATTTTTTCGTATAAATTCATTATGCACTCCTTACCATAGAAGCATTAAAATATGTTGCATCGCCATTATAAAGTGCTTGTGGAGATGTAGTTGTATAAGCATATCCTTCAAGATAATCTGTTGATCCATTCATATAAATCAATCCATGAACACTAGGAGTTGAGCCAATAGTTGAACCAGCATAGAATGAACTAACTATATAATCAGATCCGTTTTTATATACTGCTATCATATAATTTCCAGAAATATTGTTAAATTCAATAGCTAAATCTACTTGGTAATATCCAGCTACTGTTGGTGTAAAGCGGTAATTTGTTACGTTATCGTAATTAGAATTAGTGTCCCAATCTTCTACATTGTATTGTATTTTTGTCCATGTGCTTGTAGAAATTGCCTGACCACTATTTTTAGAAGCTCTAAATGTTGGAGCCGCTCCACTTGCCTGTACAATATTTCCTGAGTTCATCGTTAA